AGCATCGCGCATAAAAAATATTGCCTGAACATTATTCTTTAAAATTTGCATTTGAGCTTGAATAGACTCGTTCTGGATTCTAACCATCTCGTCTAATTCTCCACCAGCATTTTTAGTATCAATGACAGCTTGTTCGAATTCTTCTGCATTTTGAACTAAGTGAATAAAAGCGGTTGCACCACGAACATTCAATTCTTGAATTAATGTTGTTAATAATTCAGTATTACTAGCTACTTCAGGACCCACTGCTTCAGAAAAATCTTTAGCAATTTCAGTTAATTGTTTCATTTCACCATTAGCATTGAGTATACTTACTCCCATACCACCCAAAGCAATATCATTGTGTTCAGCTGCTTCAGCAAATTCTGCCAAAGCTTGTCTTAAACCACGACCTGCAATACCAGCCTCTAAAGCTCTATTAGTCAAGACCTGTAGAGACCCTAATAGTTGGTCTATACTTTGCCCTGTAGCAGTAAAGAAAGGTAGAGCAAACTTAATAGCGCTTGTTAAATCTTCATACTCAATAAGAGATTTCTGAATTGCATGAGCAAATTTATCTGTTAATTCTCCTGCTTGAGTTGCTTCCATACCAAAACCAAATAGAGTCTGAGTAGTTAATTTAGCTATGGTATTGTGGTCACCTTGCACAGCCATAGATAATTTTAAAGTTTCTGGTAACACTGACACTGCATCTTCAGCGCTTAAACCTGCCGAAGCGAGTTGGTAGAGACCTTGTGCACCGTTATCCATAGCAAGTCCATATTGTTGACCAAATTGAACTATTGCTTGAGAAGTTTCAAATAATTCATCGCGAGTTAATCCAAATACTGAGTTAGCATTGAGTAATTCACGTTCAAATACTTGTAATTCGTTCGTAACTTCACTTAATTTGTAGTAAAAACCAGTTAAAATGGAAATAGATTCTCTTAAAATATCAGTAAAAGCAGTTTTAATTTGATAAACAGCATTATGCATTGCTTCATGTAGTTTTTCTTGAGCTGCTATTATGGCTGCTGTTTGTTCTTCCTGTTGTTTTAGTGTTTCGTTATAATTCTTAAGTGCTTCGTCACGTTCTTTTAATAATTTAGCTTCTTCTCTTGCTATACGAGACTTTTCATTAAACCTATCTTTATCCAATTGCATCATTTGTTTATAGGTATTTTCAAGTTTTTGAGCATCTTCTATTTGAGCTTTAGCCCAATGTTTCATTTCCTTGTTGTTTTTAGCTATCAGGGTAGCTTTTGCCGCTCTTGCTTTACCTTCTTCCACATGAGCTTTCATTCCTTCTAAAACAATTTTCCTTTCTTTTTGAGATAAACCAATAAAATTTCTAAGCATTTTTTGATATTTTTGCCCAGATTTCATATCTTCTTTCCAACCTGCAAATAGTTTAGGGGCTACTGTTGGGGCTAATTTAGTCATGCGCGTTTGCATGGTTTGAACCTGTCGGCTTGAATCTGCCACTTGGTTCCTAAACATTGCATTAGTTTTATTAATAGATTGAGCAGCTGACTGCATTAAATCTCTATTAGCTTTTTCTGAAAATTTAGCAAGTCTAGCATTCGCTGATTTAAGTTCTGCTTCAGCATTATTGCTTCTTTCTTGCGCAGCTTTTAAGTGTTGAGAATTCAACTGTTTATACATCTTAGCTGAAAAGTTACCCAACATTTGGCCGGTATTACTTAATGCCTTTGGAGAAGGCACTGCTAGACCTATGGCTACTCTGGCTGCGAATATTTGACCTGCTACACCCATGTTTAATTTATTCCATCAAATGAGATATTTCTTTTCTTACCTAATAAGTCGTCATATTTAGCTTGTTTTTCCTTGTAACGAGCCCAATGACTACGTACTTCTGGCTTATTCTTTGCCATTTCACTTATTTCTTTATCCGTATACCCATCCATTGCATGAAGGGCATTATATTCATTCAATGCTCCCATAAGACCTTCAATTTCCCATGATGGCATTGTCTTAATTTCATTCCAACTTATTCCTAACTCTTTCATAAGAGGTACATAAAGGACAACCGGTCTAGGCGTCTCGGTCATCCCATGGTAAAATTTTCTTTAACTTCCGCATTCATACCCATAATCTTATTAGCAATTTGGTATCGAAGGGTAGTAGGTAATTTTGTCCATGTTTCCTCAGTCAAAGTAGCACCATCAGGGTTTTTTTCGTTAGCTTTTTCTATCATTAATAAAACTCTTTTAGTACCAAGTTCTTGATAGTGTGACATTCGAGCCTCTTCAGTTTCGAAATCATCTCTAAAAGCTCCTGTAGGTTCTTCTTCTTCAGTCAGTTCACAAAATTGAATATTAAGTAATTTTCCTCGATATTCTATTTCTTCATTTTGTACTTTATCTGTCAAGGACATCAAATCGTCCATTGTCCACATTTTTTCTTCTGTCATTTCTTCTCCTATTTTATTTATTTAAATTACTAAACAGGGCTCATGCCCTGCTTAGCTAATTGTTACCTTATAACTCAGATGAATCTGTTGCAGCTGTAACTGCTTGTGATGCAATCTTAGGGTCTATGTAAGACATAAACTCTATAGTTTCATCAGACGTACCATCTGCATTACTAGTAACTGTATGGCTCTGAACACAAGCATTTCTTATAGTAAATACTTCTGTACCATTTCTAAGTTCTAACCAAATACGGAATCCATCATTAACAGTAGGTTCCATTAAACCTGCTGCGTCGATAATATTCGAACCTGATAAACCAAATCTGGCGTTATTAAAAACGTCATCCCATACTGCGTTAACTTTCTTACGAGTTATTGTTAGTGTGGTTTCTTTCTTTATTTCCACTTTAGTTACATCTCTGAAACCAAGATAAGTAATATCCTCATCCATAGCTCCAATAGATAAATCTACACCGGAAACAAAATCCCACTTACCATCTGCGCTTGAAGTTCCTGTTGCACGTGGAACTGCGAAGGTGGTATAATTACTTACGGATGTATTGTTTGTAGTATCCCAATTAGGACCGGTTGTTGAACCTGACCATAAAAGAGCGTTGGCTGCTTCTTCAGTACCAACATACACATTTACATCTCTTCCTACGAAATAGACCATCAGAATTGCCCCGCTGCTGTTTGTGCCGTGCTAAATTCACCAGCTGTTGCATTAGCCAACTGTATAGGCATAACACTAGAAGTAAATTCCATTGTTTCCTCAGTTGTTCCGTCCGCATTCATTGTTACGGAGTGTCCTGTGATTACAGAATTAGGAACTTGATAAACCTGTCCTAATGCTGTTCCATCGCCATTTCTTAGTCGTACATATACTCTATATCCATAACAAACACCAGCAGTATCCTTTATATTAGCAGGAAAATCCAATCCTTCTCCTATTTTTCCTGCTGCGGATGCGCTTCCGCTAGCTAAACCGAAACGAGCACCCATACGAGCTGCTTCTGTGCTGGAACCTTCAAAATCCGCACTTGCGGTTGGGCCGTTGAAAATTGTATCCCAAACAGCATTACTCTTTTTACGTGTAATACTGACGGTTGTTTCTTTTCTTCCACTTGCTATTTTTTGAGTATTTATATGACCAAAGAAGGGACCGATGTCTTCATCGCTTGCTGTCATAGATAGGTCACAGCCTATCAAATCGTATATACGACCTTTAGCGACGGCAGCTTTGTCAGCCATCGAAGGTGCAAACTGAATAACGGTTCCTGCTGCTTGGTCAGACATAACTGCACACTCATCGTGTGAAGCGCTGACTCCAATAGCACAATCATTATTAATTTTGCTTTCGGTCGTAATAAATACATCTACATCTCTACCTAGGTAATATGCCATATTTTCACCATTTATCTTTTGTGTCTAGACAACATTACATTTCACTGACTTATAATAGTCAAGTGTAGTATATAAAGCTTGTGCTTTACTTATAATATTTTATTGTTCCAAAAGGGTCTTGAAAGTGACTGTCCGGGCGTCCATGGTTTAGCATGTCTGGTTGCACCATATTTAACGAACCAACTTTGTCGCATTTTTATCACTCCATCACCACTAACATCTTCAAATCCTAAAGTAGAAGGGTCGAGACGGCCTTGTTTTTCATAATGGGCACTCATCCACTGAGCTTGTCTTCCTGATTCATGCTTAGGGTGCCATAAAATTTCAGGATTTGTTAATTTTTCCCCAGATAATCTTCTTGCTGCATTTTTGGCAGCACCACCTACACGCCATTTTTTACCTATATTTTTAGCAAGAGATTCTACTTGACCTAATTCACTAGAAGCACCTATAATAGGAGTAATACCTGCACCAGCACCTTCTGTACTTCCTGCTTGAAATGGTCCTCCTTTCAATGCATAAACAAAAGATGGAATTTCATATTTATCTCCTCCTACTGTTTGTTTCCACATTGTGGTTAAATCTGAAGAATCATTCATAGATTTATTAATTAATTTACCAAGTTGGCTGTTCAAACTTGGGTTGTTACTTAATGCTTCAGCTATTTGTTCACCAAGAGCATCAGCAACATCTTTATTTGTCATGGTTGCCACAACAGTAGAAAATCCCATAAAACTATTAGCTACCTGCATAGCCAAATCTTGATGAAATACCGCTCCCATTTGTTCACCACGTTGAGCAGCTAATTGAATAATAGTGGCAACTCGTTTAGTAGCTGCATCTCTTAATTTAACTACAAGTTCATGATTAAGTTTCTGGCTATTTTCAGTCATTTTTTGAATTTTCATCAATATTAAATTAGCAATACTAGCTTGACGGGCTCCACCTACTCCTGTCATAGGTATAACACGGAAACCAAAGGGTAAACCTACTATTTTAGCGTTACCTTTTTTATCTGATGACCATTGAGGTTGTATTTCTACCCATATTTGATAAGGACCCCCTATAGATTCTTTTCCTGCCACATATTGAAATGCATAAGTAGCTTTTCCTCCCGGTGCATTAGGACTTAATAAAGCTTCTTGAGCACGTGATATAAGCTGTTGAGTAAAACCTGCAAGACTATGAGCGGGGTCCATCTTTATTCCTCCTATGTCTAACATTCTACCTTCCGTTTGAGGTATCATTTTATCTAAACCTTTATAGTATCTATCTATTTGTTTTAAAATAGCATCCATTTTCTTTTTAACATCTGTTTTTTCTGCATCGTGAAACTTTTTTCTTTGTTGCTCTGGACTATCCCCTTTGTCTATACCCCAAAATCCTTGAGATTTAATCTTACCTTTATCATCTAATGCAAAAAATTTAGTTTCGTCTTTTGTAACTTCTGCACCAATAACTCTGTTAGAAAGCTTATCTCCTATACCAAATTCATTTGCTATATTAATAATTGCGTACATTTTAGTTAAATCTTCTAAACTTTTATGAGACCAGTCAAAAGTTTCTGGACTTAATCCTAGAGCTGCTCTTTTACCTCCACTTCCTCCTCTACCACCGGGCTGAAGATTACTTTCAGCAGGTAAAGGTCCATGACTTTGAGCTTGTTGTCGAGCTTTTTTCATTATATCGTTTAATTCGGGAAATACATCACTTTCCATTAAATCTAAAATTGCCTCTTCTTCAGCCTCTGCTAAATCTTTAGTAGTTTTTACAGGGTCTACATTATAACTATCAATAATTTGAGATAATTCGGCGGCCATTTCTTCTGAACGCCTTTGAATCATTCTATCAGGTGTATATCTTAAATCGTCAGCTAACGCATTATATTGGCCATCTCTTTTATCAGGAGTTTGAAATACTCCTTGAGGATATTGTTGACCATCTTGTTGAAGATAACCTTCATTTGTAGATAATATTTCAGGGCTGGTTTTAGCTTGATTATAACGGTCTATATTACCTTCAAAAGAACCTCCTCCTGCTTCATGAGCTGCTGCTGCCCAAGCAAATACACCAGCTGCTCCTCCTGCACCTTTTCCCGTAGCTTTAGGAGAAGCTCCCATGCCGGGTAAAACAAAAGGGGCTTGTTTAATCATCCCCCACTTATATTGTTGAGTTAAAGGTATAAAGGGAGTAAAACCTGTAGTAACATAAGAAATTGCTTCTCCGTGGCGTATTCTTTTCCCTTTAGGAAGCATTGTAACTAAATCGGCCATTTATATCACCTATCGTTTTTGAACACTAAAATCATACCTGTGGTGGCTGCAAAAATTTCTAGTGTTGGGTCATACCCTATTTCCCTAAAGCCAGTATGATAACGAGATGTTACTTCAGTACTGGCTGGGTCAAAAGCACAATCAACAACTATATTAGCAACTGCTAACATCATATAATTTAAAAGTCTACGTTGTTTAAATCCTGCACCATCTCCAGTAGAAAGTGTAGATTCTTTATCTACCACACAATGAATATGAAAAGCTACACCATATAACTCTCCACGCTTATTATCACTCATTAACTCTCCTAGAAACTGCTCTTCTATACCATTAGCTACCATTTCTACAATAATACATGGATATTCAGCTTGTTCTGGTTCTGGAAACTGACCAAATACCTTTACTTCACCAGAGCCCCATGCTGTCGCAGCTGCACCATCTGCACCACTTTTATAACTTCCGGTCCTAAATTTATCGACCATTGTTCTTTCAAGATAATTAAGATGGTCAGGCATTAGTTGTAAGCCCTCCTACGTGAATCGCGTGCACCAGTAGTGCGTACGCAGTTAAAAATCATATAATCTGTGTTAAGTTCTTTTACTGAATGAACGTGCCATGAAATAGATTTGTAAAATCTTAATCCTTTAATCATAACAGTATTTCCGGAAGCTGCTCCTTTTGTCTGGAACTCTATTGTCCTAAAATCTTCTTCATCGTCCCAACTAGAACCACTAGCCATCACTAAAGGATATCTATTACCAGCTTTATATACACTTGTTCCATATGATATACTACCACTAGCAAAAGGAACATCTACTGTTAACCAGCTACCTGTTGGTATAGTAAGAGTTGAAGAAGGAGTATACGATAGCTTATCATTAACCCCAGTACCTCCATTATATATATTAAAAGCATTAAGCTCTATTGTGCTTGCTCCACTACTCATTATTTGGAAGCGTAATCTATCACTCTCTAAGGTATTAGTAGCGCTAGTGCTATAATTGAACGTGCCATCATAATCAGTGCCTAATGTAGCTGTAAGTGTTTGCCCATCAGAGCCAAATGTAACATTTGCTGAACCTGAAGCCCAACCAGATGTACCAGAGGTAGGAACAGTATATATAGTACGACTTACATCAATAAATCTATCCCATCCTTCTATCTCATTAAAATCAATGTTAGATTTCCCTACCGTTTGGTCAAAATTAGGAAAGTTTTTAATAGTCTCGATATTAGGAGTATAGACTCGAGCACTACCTATTATATTATGTCCTGATTTTTGAAGCTGATAATCCGCAGTTACAGCAGGGCGTATTAGAGCTGATAACTCTGGTATAAGTATCTCATTAGTATTAACAACAGTAGTTTCTACTCCATATGAATCTCTATTATAAATAGGTGGTCTGTGGTATACTACCTTTCTACTTTGGTCTGTTCGAAATCGTAGATGGCGTAAAACACGCCCCATATTAATAGCCCCGGGCCTAACACCTTGTTGACTAAGATTCATATTGTACACCTCTAACAGGAGGATACATATCTTTAGTAGCGTCAATACCTTTGACGTTTTTGTCCCAATTGACCTCTCCAAGGAATGGTGCCGCATTGTAAGAAGTTCTTTTAATACTGAGTCCTAACTTCATTGCTAACATCTGATTAGCCAATGTAGCATAAACCTCGTAATCGGATGTATCATAATAAACTTGTAAATCTCCAACAGTTATACGGTCAATTCCTACCCCGTTTTGGGCTAGACAACCTAAATAACAAGTATAATAAACAACCGCCATATCATAAGCGTTGTCTGAATTAAGGGTATATGTAGTGCTTGTGTTATCTTGAAACCATTCTGCTGCCATATTAGCTAGTATATCCAAAGTATCATTATCTAGTTCTTCAGCATCTATACCTGCTAAGAGTCGTACCCTATTTCTAAATTGTGTGTTCCATGTA